AAGGTATGAGTTGCGTTGATGCCGTCATGGAGGCCGCCAAACGCGCTGGCATTGTTCTTGAGCCAGAAGAAGCAGATGAGATCATTGATGTTCTTAGTGAGCGTCTGTTCAAGCGTGTTGAGAAAGCAGAGGCTGGCGAAGAGCTTGATATCTTCAATCTTGCAAAACAAATCGCTAGGCAAGCGCGTATCAATGTGGTCATGCAGAAGCGCAATCGCATACTCAATGCCAAGGCTTACGCAGATATCTTTCGTTTTATCAACTCTGCGCCAGATGATCCGGCCACTGCGCTGTCAGCCATCATGGTAGGTGACGCAAGGTATGCTAGGGCTGGCATGAATAGCGTTGACGCACGCCAACAGGGCATCGGTTTGCAGTATGTGGGAGAGTTGGCTGCTGCTTTACGAGAGCAAAAGCTAGACAAACTGTTTCAAAGCGCAGAGCTAGAGCCTTTGATCTACGAGGCTATGTTTGATCCTGATAGCTTTCGTCGAAATAGGGTAGCTAACGATGAGGCCGGTGCAAAAGAGGCGTTAGCGATTGCAGAAACGGTGCAGAAGGTTCAAAAGCGCCTCTTGAAGCGTAAAAATCGTTTGGGCGCTATGATTGGCGAGTTGAAAAACTATGTGGTGAGGCAATCTCACGACCCAATTTTGATGCGTGCTGGCGCAAAAACAGAAACGGAGTTCGCAGCGGCGAAAGATAGCTGGGTGCGGTACATGATGGAGCCAGGGCGTCTTTCTGGGCGCACCTTTGAAAACAAGCCAGCCACCGTTGAGCGTCTTGTTGACGGCAAACAGCAAAAAGTGCCTTACACAGAAGAGATGTTTCTGGCAGACATTTACGACAACCTTGTTTCTGGGCAGCATCAAAAGGTTGACAGAATGAGAGGCGATGATGGGTCACAGGATTCTTTAACGCCATTTACAGGCCCATCAAACCTTGCCAAAAAACTTAGTCAGGGCAGAGTGATACACTTTGCAACAGGCAAGTCTGCTTATGAATACGCAAAAAAATACAGTCGTCAGAGTTTTGCAGAGGCTGTTCTGAACGGTATCGACCATGATGCACAAGCGATTGGTCTGATGGAGAGGTTTGGCACCAACCCAGAGGCCATGTTCAATCGCGTTCTTGACGATATGAAGAAAAATGCGAGGGGTGAACCAGAAAAGCTAGATAAAATCAGGCGTCGTGAAAAACGAATGATTAATCAGTTCCGTGAGCTTGACGGCTCAACACGCGCTAGGGGCGCTGGGCGTCCAGTGTTTTTTGGCGCAGACTTTGCTGGCATCAGCGCTGGCGTGCGTATGATACAAAATATGTCAAAGTTAGGCATGGCTACCATTTCATCGTTTGGTGACATCGCAACAAAGGCGCATTTCATCAACACACGCACAGATCGTGGGATATTCGGCTCTTATGCCATAGCGTTCCGTGACATCTTCCGGCGTTACGGAAAGGATGAACAACGTCAACTGGCGTATCTGTTGAGTGTTGGCGTCGAAAACATGCTGGGTGATGTTCATGCCAGATTTGGTGCAAATGACAGTGGTCCAGGCATGATTGCCAAGGCGCATCAGATTTACTTTCGACTCAACGGCATGACATGGTGGAACAACGCACAGAAAGTGGGTCTTGCACGCATGATCTCTGCTGATCTTGCTAACTATTCCTCTAGGGCGTTTGGTGATGTGCCGCAAAGGACACGCTTGAACTTACAGCGCTACGGATTTGACGAAACAGATTGGAATCTGATGCGTCATATGGAGCAAAAAGCTGTAGATGGCGTGAACTATCTTACGCCAAAGGCCGTTGAGACAATCCCTGATGAGCTTATTGAGCAAGCTGCTTTGGCACGCGCAAATGTCACAAGAAAGCGCAAACTCAAAAAAGCCACAGAGGCGATGAAAGATAAATATCGTGATGATTTGTCTACAAAGCTGTCAACATATCTGACCGACGCAGCAGATACGGCTATTCCTACACCTGGCGCAAAAGAGCGTGCGTTTATGAACATGGGTACAGAGAGAGGCACGATCCTTGGTGAGGCGTTACGCGCTATCATGCAACTCAAAGGCTTCCCCATCACCTATGTTTCAAAGGGAATGAGTGGTGCGTACTATGTCAACAAACAGTTAGGCGGCAGCAGCCGCAGTGGCGTGTTTGGCGTGGCACAGATGATGGTCGGCACCACCATGATGGGATATTTGTCTGTATCGCTCAAAGACATTTTGTCCGGCAGAGAGCCAATGGAAGTCTTTGACGAGGACTACTTCCTCAACCCTAAGCTCCTTACTAAGGCATTTGTGCAGGGTGGCGGCGCTGGAATATACGGTGATTTCTTGTTTGGTGAATACAACAAGTACGGGCAAAGTTTTACGCAAACGATTCTTGGCCCTACATTTGGCTCCATAGATGACGTTTTTAGAATTTATGCTGATGTGTTGAGGGGCGACGTTGATTCTGCCACAAAGAACGGAGCGAGGTTTGCCAAGAGCCATGTGCCTGGAATCAATCTTTTCTACACAAAAGCAGCGTTTGATTATCTGTTTGTGTATGGTTTGATGGAGCAAACAAACCCAGGGTTTTTGCGCCGCATGGAGAGGCGTATGAAAAAAGAGAATGAACAGGAGTTTTATTATGCGCCAAGCAGATTTGCCGTTGGCTCCTGATGGCTTCCTAGATACCGCGTTTTCTGATACCTTTGGGCAGATTGGAGTAACAACATGACAGTCAGCAGTCTTACAACCAAGAACAGCTATAGTGGCAACGGTAGTACGTCTGCCTTTAGCTATACGTTCAAGATTTTTGATGATGACGATGTTACGGTTATTAT